CTTGAATATTGATAAATTCCATTTCGTGATTGTCCGAACATGATGAGTAGCAAAGACTACGATCTGGTGAGTTCGCGCTTACCAGGTGCTGTTCCCCCGGGTGTATTGTCCCTGGGTTCTCGGCTCAATATTCATAGGGGCTGGCTCGGTCAAATCGCGATGATTGTCTCGCGATCCCTCACCGATGCTAGCACGGATGTCCTAGCTAGATTTTTAAAGCTACTGACTCCAGCCGGCTTTTCCCCCCAACAATCATTCAACCGGCTCCTCTGTAACTTCCTCCATTACTCCAAGAACTTTTTATATGTTGCAAAACTTCTCGGTTATTTTGGTGTTGGCCTGCTTTCCTCTTACCTTGCTTTTAAGGGCTTGCGAATTGCCTATTACTTTTTCCAACAAGCTAGTCGTACTTTGCTTTTTGGCATTCCAAATAACTTGGCGTCTTACGCACAAGCTAAAATACGAGGCTACACATTAAAGAATTACTCTGACACGTTCGACTATAGTTGTAACTATCGCCAGGATGTGGATGACCGTCTTATTAACAATGGGCATGGTTTCGCAGGAAAGTACCGCGACCTAGCAAGATCCGAAATTGAAACTAGGATACATAGAAATGGTTTTCGACCATATTCTATCAATGCTAGCTGGCGAGACATGGCAACAAATGGTATGTTCCAACCTTATGTTGCAAATGATTTACATTCCAAAGAACACAACGACCCGCATGCAGAAAATGATATTATATACATGATCGATGTTGATTATTATCTGCGTGAAGACGATTTTCAAATGTTAGCAGGCTCAAAGTCACCCATTGCCATGTATACGTTTTCACCGATCACCCCTTGTGGTCTCGATGGTGACACATCATTCACCATAGTGGATGACAAGGTTCGCTATTCAGTTAGCGGTGGTGGTTCCTGGGAACATTACGTTTGGGATTGGTGTTCACCCAATGAGTTCATAACTTTTGACATAACACACACAAGTTATCGGGCCTTTGGTAATTCCTATTTTGGGCGGTTTCAACAACTTTTGTCACTGTTTACTATACATAAATTTATCACTTATAAAACAGTCCATGTCCGCCCATTCCCCTCAATGCCTAACCGAGCAATAATTTGGCTTCTTCCTCAATTTTCGTACTCTGAAAGTGTACTTCTACCCAATAGAATTTCAAAACAATTCCTGCAACGATCAACTTATGTAGACATAAATCGTTGCAATTGGAATCGTATTGATCGCCAAGGCGCAAACGGATTGGTTACTTCTATTGGTATGCAAGGTGGTGACTATTCTGTCACACTCCCCACGAAAGATTTGCAAATATTACTAACACTCGATACACCAGTGAGTGTGACAAGTAAAGCCACCATTTGGGATTATAACACTCGTGATGTCACCGCTATCACACAATATTATAAAAATAATTCCCACCAAAGCCAACCTTGGAATATCATCGGTAAGTCACTTGTACCATCTATTTTCCCATTCTTACCGGTGGGTATGGAGTTTGAAGAACCAAATTGGCGTTCATTATCGCCGCCTATCATTTCTGGTAGTAATTTGGTGCCACTTATTAAAAGAGAGGAATCTATGAAATCAAGTCTTGAATATCGTGTTTTCAAAAATGTTAACAAAACAATTCCTAACATTCGGTATTCCACTTACGCCACAGAATGGTTGAATTTAATAGTTCCAGAATCTATTGCCGGCACTGGAATTCCCTATTCATTAGGTGAGTGCATGGCCATGCTTAACAAGCCAACACAAATCGCAGCTGTCAAGCGTATCATCGAAACAATCGACATAGAGCCACGTGCAAACATTGAATCATTTGTTAAGAACGAACCAACCAATAAGCCAAATCGAATTATATCGTCTTTTGGTGATACTAGATATCTTTTGTCTTTATCTAGTTACACCCTTAGATTTCGTGATGAGGTATTGCACCCAAGTCCGAAAATTAACCGCTGGTTTTCCCCTGGTCGTACTCCAAACGAAATAGTCCAACAAGTTCGTGATTATGTTACATCTTTAGATGACACGCCAATTGAAGGTGACTATTCAAGCTTTGATGGCACAGTCTCAGCTTGGTTGCAGACTAATGTCATCAATGCAGCTTATTTGCGATATTATGGCTTCAACGAAGACCTGTCAAAACTGTTATCAGGTCTCATTTCAGCACCCGCCAAGACCAAAAGGTTTTCCTTTCGGTATGAGGCCGGTCCAGGCATCAAAAGTGGTAGTCCCACAACTTGTGATGGCAATTCAATGCTTAATGGTTTTCTAATGTATTGCGCTGTTCGTAAAACTTATCCAGAACTCACACCTTCGCAAGCCATGGATCAAATTGGTTTAGCTTTTGGTGATGACAGTGTATTTTCAGCAAAGTATTCACGTAACTTTCAACGAGTTGCCAAAGAAGTGGGCATGGAATTGAAAGCCGTCAAGTATGACCCTGAACAAGGACTTACATATTTGGCTCGTGTTTTTATTGATCCATATACCACAGATACCACAATGCAAGACCCAGTTCGCACCTTGCGTAAATTACATTTAACAGCAAGGAATGCAACTGTGCCGCTGCCAGATGCTGCATTGGACCGCATCGAGGGTTTCGAAGTCACTGATGGAATCACACCAATAATCAGTGATTACATTTTGGCCGTCAAACGTTGGTACACACCATTGGCCAACAACAAATGCGTTCGTGATAAACGCGCAGATAAATATGTTGATAAGCCATATTGGTTATTTGAGGAAGGTGCAACCAAATCTTGGCCACAACATGTTTTTGACTTTGATTTGATGTTAGCAGTTTTCCTCAATCGTACAGGCGTTTCTTTGGAAATTTATGAGAAAATGAGGGATCACATACAAGCTACATCACAACTTGAACCCTCTTCTCTACTCACCTTGAATTTGGACCTTGAGTTGAGCACCACCTATGTAGGCACGGTCCTACCGGATGCCAACATTGGGGGGCCCGTCACATTAAATGCTCAATCCCAACCAAACATTAATAATATTAATAATGACAACAATAACATGGAGTCAGGACCAAGTCCCCGCACAGAAGTTAAACCCAGCAGTGGACTCGATACGAAGCTTAAGAGCCGTCCTCAACAACATCGGCGGAATAACAGAAATGTTATACCCTCAGTTGGAGGCAATTCGTCAAGTTCCCACAGCCGTGGGTTCAACAGAACACAAAGACATAATGGCTTTAGCGTCGGCAGTGGCCAAAAACGCCAAAACAATAACAAATGCCCTGTCGTCAATTCGACAGAAGCCAACCATCCAGGACTTGATGGACATCGTTTACCCGGTGCACCCAGCCGTTCGCGCTCCAACGCGAAGGCCACGAACGCGCGTAAATAAGAAGAAACGCGTGCCTACAGCCCGGGATATATCACATTCTAGTGTGCCAGGTGATTCTGATTATTAGCCTGCTCCAATTGTGTGATCATTGTAGCTTTATAATTAGGGCTGCAACTATGGCAATAGCCATCACCTTGTTGTGAATTGTGTTCCGTCTACCAAGATCGTCACAATTGCAACATTGGTTCCTTATACGTTGCTTATAGCAGTTTATAAGGAGCCCTCCC